GCTCAGACAGAATGCCGACGGCTCGTTCGGCATCGAGGGTACGGCGGGTGGCGACGGTGGCTTCCTCCCTGTCACGCTGAACTACACCGCTTCAATCGTTGACTGCACGCTGTTCACTGCCGACCGTCCGTACACCGTCAAGGCCATCCGTGGTCGTGTCGATGTGGCGGGGACTGGTGGTGCCTGCACTGCCGTCATTCGCAAGGTGCCCAGCGCTACCGCCATCACAGCCGGTACTGCGCTGCATTCGGCCAGCTTCAACCTGGTCGGTACTGCCAACGCCCAGCAAGCGTTGACGCTCTCTACCACGGCAAGCGACCTGTTGCTGGCTGCTGGTGACTCCATCTGCTTCGACCTTACCGGCACCGCAACGTCTGCCGTCGGCGCGATCAGCGTGTTTCTGAACCCGGCCTGATCTAACGCCCTTCACGGGGCGTTTTTCTTTGGAGTTCACCCATGAGCAATACCCTCGCAAATCCCATCACTGTGACGGTGACGGGCATCTCCTTCACGACTTCGGTTGCCTCGGCCAGCGCCACGCTGCCGTTCGACTCGGCGGGCAATGTGCCCAAGTACATTCGCGTCGCGTGCACTGGCGCCGCGTGCATTCGCCTCGGCACCGGCACGCCTGTCGCGGTCAACACCGACCTGCTGATTGGGCCAGGTGACTCGGTCATCCTCGCTACTGGCGGGCTCACCAAGATTGCCGCGATCTGGGCTGATGCTGCCGGCAGCGGTGTGTTCTCCGGCGCCGGCCGTGTCCAGGTTTCACCGATGGAGAACGCGTGATGCGCGACCTCGATACGAAGTTTCATTTCCACGATGGGAACATGACAGTCGAGCGCACGCAGGACTGTACGCCAATCGCCGAACACACCAAGGCCCTGCACAACGCCGGGATGCATGGCGGGTCGGAAATGAAGCACGCGGCCAAAATTCCGTTCGTGATCATCGAGGACTACTGCAACAAGCACGAAATCACCTTTCACGAGTGCATGGCCAACAAAGAGCACATGCGCCGGATGCTCAACGACCCTGACTTGTCGGTGTTTCGGATCTGGAAGGGCAAGGTATGAGCATCACCAACTACTCGGAATTGCAGGCGTCCGTGGCGTCATGGCTCAACCGTGGCGACCTGACGGCCAGTGTGCCGGACTTCATCACCTTGGCCGAATGCCAGCTCAACATCGACCTGAAAGCGCGGGCGATGGATAGCAAGGTCACGCTGCCCACGGTGATTGGCACCAGTACCGTGGCGCTGCCGACCGACATGCTCGGGATGCGCCGTATCCAGGTGCTGGGTAGCTATAACCAGCCGCTGTCCTACCGCTCCCCGGATGAGTTGAGCGCTGATTTCTCAGCCAACACCTCAGGCATGCCGGCCGTGTTCACCGTTGTCGGCTCGAACGTGGAACTGGCGCCGATTCCGGACGCCGTGTACTCGCTTGAGCTGACCTATCAGCAGAAGATCCCAGCGCTGTCCGTCTCCAGCCCGACCAACTGGCTGCTGACCAGCTGGCCCAACGCTTACCTGTACGGCGCACTGCTGGCTGCCACCCCATTCATCATGAACGACGCCCGCCTGACGGTCTGGCAGGCGCTGTACAAGATCGCTGTGGACGGCATCAACGATGCTGACTGGTACAGCGGCTCCACCATGAAGGTGCGCGCCAGATGATCCCGCTGATCGGCTTTGCGCCTGATGCCGACGTGACCACGCCGGGGCTCATCACCAGTTGCTCGAACCTGATCCCGTACAAGAACGGCATGGAGGGTGCGCCTGAGCCTGCAACCCCCGACTCGACACCTGTGCTCGCAGCAGCCTGCATCGGCGCGGCCGTGGTGTCCAAGCTTGACGACACGCGCCGGATCATCGCGGGCACCACCACCAAGCTCTATGAGTTGCTGGCCGGCGCATGGACCGATATCGGCCGGGCTGCAGCCTACACGGGCGGCGTAGACACCCGATGGTCCATCACGCAGTTCGGCGATGCCACATTGTGCTCCAACCGGGCGGACGTGATTCAACGCTCGACCGGGGCTGCGTTTGCTGATGTGGCCACCGCGCCAAAAGCTGAAATCCTGTTCACGGTCGGCGCATTCGTCATGGCGCTGAACGTCAATGACGGGGCAGAAAAGCCGGATGGCTGGCAGTGCAGCGCCGCCTTCGACGATACATCGTGGACGCCCAGCATCGCGACTCAGGCTACGGCTGGGCGACTGGTTGCCACAGCTGGCCGGCTCACTGCCGGGATGCGCCTGGGCGAGTACGCCATCGCCTACAAGGCCAAATCGATCTACCTCGGCCAGTACGTTGGCGCCCCTACCGTGTGGAACTGGATTCAGGTTCCCGGCGGTGAAGCGGGCTGCGTCGGCAAAGAGGCGATCTGCGACCTCGGTGGCGCTCACTTCTTCGTTGGCGACGACAACATGTGGGTCTTCGACGGCACCCGGCCTGTGTCGGTGGCTGACGGGTACGTGCGCCAATACTTCTACGACAACTCGAACCCGGCCTACCGCTACCGGACTGTCTGCGTATTCGATCGGCAGAAGAATCTGGTCTGGGTGTTCTACCCATCACTCGGCTCGACCACACCTGATTCGGCACTGGTTTATCACATCGTCGCCAAGAAGTGGGGCGTGGCCAACCGCAGCATCGAAGCGGCGCTCAACTACGTCACGAGCGGCGTGACCATTGATGGTCTGTCAGCCATCTCCGCCACCATTGACGGGTTGTCGTCCTACTCATTTGACTCACAGTTCTGGCTGGCTGGCGGCAAGTCGATGTCGATCTTCAACACCTCGCACCAGTTGCAGTCGATGACGGGTACATCCGTGGCCAGTTCGATGACGACCGGGGAAGTCGGGGATGACTACGCGGTGACCTGCCTCGGGCCGATCAAGCTGCGTTACGCCCTGGCGCCCACGTCGGCATCGGCGCAGACCTTCATCCAGATGAACTCCGGCACCGGCTTTACCGCTGGGGCTACCGGCGCCGTGCTCGATGGCAAGTTTGACCTGCGCCAGTCCGCACGCTGGCACAAGGCGACGTTCACCTTTGCTGGCCCGGTGCGCGTCACTCACATGGATGCCGATTCGGCACCGGCAGGGGGCCGCTGACATGAAAGCGAACACCACGCCCCGCGTCGGCACGGACGACCCACTCTTGCAGCGCGAACTGCGCGAGCACGCCACGCAGATCAACCTGATCTCCGAGGGGCGGATCTCCGGCTTCTACACAGCGCTCGCGGCCGTTCCATCCAGCGGCACATGGCTGCAGGGCGACACCGTGAAGAACACCGCGCCGGCTGAACTCGGCACGGCCGGCTCCAAGTACTTCATCGAGGGCTGGACCTGTGTTGCCTCTGGCACGCCCGGCACTTGGGTGCAGAACCGCTACCTGACAGGTAACTGATGAACACACTCATCGTTGTGCCGACATCACATATCGACGTGGCCTGGAAGCAGGGCGCGCAGAACCTAGGATTGGCCTGCGCCACCTCAGGCGGGGAGATCACTGGTGACCAGCTGAAGATGATGCTGAGCCGCGGTGAACGGACCTTAGTACGCCTTGATCGAGACGAAGCCATCGCAGGCTGGGGCGTCGTCGGCGTCGAGCAGTTGCCAAACTTCCGCGTCCTCTACATCTACGAGATGTACGCCCCGCACGGGCACTTTGAAGAATTCTTTGACGAACTGGAAAGCATGGCCAAGTCGCTCGGGTGCTCGCGCCTGAGATGTGCAGCTGCGCCTGCTCAGGCCCGTCTTTACCGGATGCGTTGCGGCTTTACGCCGGTCTACCAAGTCTTGGAGGTTGAACTGTGAAAATAGATGCCTTGCACGAACAGCTCGGCGCTGAGTTCGGCGGCCCTGCGATTGGCGCGCTGCCGGCGTTCCGTGGCGACAAGATTCGCCCGCACAAGGGCGGTGGTGGACAGACCAGTTCGACCACGCAGTCCATCCCGACCGAATTGAAACCGCTGGCCTCGGCCTACAGCGACAAGGCCATGGGCCTGGCCAACTCGCCGTATCAGAGCTATGGCGGCCAGCAAGTCGCCGGGATGAACGACTTCCAGAACTCTACCACGGCGCGCCTCGGGCAGATCTTCAACTACGGCGATCCGTCGATGAATGCCGCGCGCAGCACCGTCACCAACTCGCTGAACTCCGGCAAGGCCGCGACCGACAACCCATACGGGTACGCGAGCAACGGCGGCACGAACCAATACGCCGGCTCCAACCCTTACCTGCAGCAGAACATCGATGCGGCGCTGGGTGACATCACCCGCAATTACAACGATGCCGTCGCGCCCGGCCTCAGTACGCAAATGGTCAGCTCCGGCTCGTTCGGCAACACCGGTAATCAGGCCGCAACCCAGAACTCACTCAACGACCTGACCAAGAACCTCGGCAACACCGCATCCGGTATGCGCATGCAGGACTACACCGCGCAGCAGGGTCTGGCCGAGAATCAGATCAATCGCAACATGCAGAACAGCCAGTTCAACGCCGGGCTTGGTCAGGACTACGCGAGCCGCAACGACCAACTGCGCAGCCAGATGCTGGGTTTGGCGCCTGGTTACGAGAACGAGGCCATGAATGTGGCCAACAATTTCGGCCAGCAGGCCAACATGTATCAGGACAACTACCAGCAGCAGCTTGACGCCCTGTATCAGAACTGGACCGACCAACAGAACGACCCGTACAAGAAACTGGCGGCCATGTCGGGCGTGTTTGGCTCTGGTCTGGGCAATACCGCGACGACCAAGTCCTCGGGCGGGGGTGGTAAATGAGCTTTCTCGGCGATGTGGGCAGCTTTGAGCTGTTCAACCTGGGCGCGATGGGCAACCAGGTCAAGGATAACCCTGCTCGGCTGCTCTACGGCTCGGCTGACCCGTTCTCCACCGGCATGTGGAACAAGGTGCTCGGCACCAACGACAAGCCTCTGGTGGACCAGTGGGGCGGCGCAGCACCACAGCGGTATGGCGAGGCTCAGGACGCCGGGATCAATACCGGCCCCGGGCAGACCATGCACACCATCGCCAAGACTATCGCCTCGATTTACGCGGGCGGTGCGGCTGGTGGTTTGCTGGGTGGCGGTTCTGGCGCAGCGAGTGGTGCGGCAGGCAGTGCCGGGACAGCAGGCACTGCGGGCGCGTCAACAGGTGGCGCCGGCTTCGGCCTCGGTCAGCCGGCAGTGTCCGGGACCATGGGCAACGCAGCGTATGCAGGTGGCAGCTCATCCCCCGGCCTGCTCAGCTCGATGGGCAGCAGCCTGTCCAATTTCAACACAGCGGCCAAGCCCTACATGGACGCGGCCAGCTACGGGCAGAAAGCTTACGGCCTGCTCTCTCAAGGCCAGCAGCAACAACCCATGGGCGGCGCACAAGCTATGCAGCAGGCCAACAACGGTCCGCATACCCTTGCGCAGATCGCCCAAGGTCAGCCCAATCCATTGATCGCTCAGCGTCAACAGTACGCTGCGCAGCGCCGCGGGAGAGTCTGAAATGGCTGAAGGTCTTGGTGGGCTGTTAGATTTTGCTCAAACCCCGATGGGGATGGGGCTGTTGTCGGCGGCATTCGGTGGGCTGGCCACCGCTGGGCGCGGAGGTCCGATCAACACGCTGGGCGCGGCCGGTCTGTCCGGTATCGCTGGGTACTCGGCTGCCGGTGCCAATGCGCTGAAGCAGCAGAAGGCGGATATGCTCCGGCGCCAAGCTCAGACGATCCCGACTTTGTACGGTCAGGACGCCGACGGGAACGCTACTTTCGACTGGAAGTCCGCTGCTGCGCTCGGCGTCGACCCTGAAAACATCGCCAAATATGCCCAGCTGCCCAATGCAGGGAGAAGCAAGGTCGCGCGAACAGTTGACGTGCCAGGTGCCGACGGCAACAAACAGACCATGCAATACGACGAGTATGGCCAGCCTGTAGGTCAGGCCATCAACTCCTACGTCGCTCCGCAACTGGTCGACACAGGCGCCACCAAACAGTTTGCAGTGCCAACGGCTGGACAGAGCTTCAACGTGACCATGTCGCCGGCCGAACAGGCAGCCAATGCGCGCGGTTGGGCCAACGTCAATGCCAAACAGCAACAGAACAACATCATGTCAGAGACCAACGCCATCAACAAAGAAGGGCAGCGCACCCAAGTCGTACAGGATGGCGCTGGAAACTTCATGTTGATCGACAAAGGGACGGGGGCAATCAAGCCAGCCACGACGCAAGCGGGCGGGAAAATCCAAGGCGGCTCACTCGCGGAGTCCTTGGTGAAAAACCAGCAAAACGCGCAAAAGCTCAATCCCTTGATTGATCAGGCTTTGGCGATCCTGCCAAGCGCCACCGCCAGCGGTATTGGAGACTGGCGAGATACCGCGAATAGATTCATCGGGAAGACTACGCCTAGTGCGCAAGCTGCAGCCAAGCTCGCAGCAATCGGCGGCAACATGCTGATGATGATGCCGCGCATGGAAGGGCCGCAATCTGACCGGGACGTTGAAAACTACAAGCAGATGGTGGGCAAAGTTGGCGACCCGACTGTTCCGGCCGAGGAGCGTGCAGCGGCGCTCAGCGCGCTCAAAGAGATCATTGGCAGATACAGCGGCCAGCCACAGCCACAGCAACAGCCTGCTCAGCCTCCAGCTTCCGCGCCAATTGTAGCTGCGCCAGCAGCCGGGCCGTTCACCGACCCGAACAAAGAAGCCCGCTATCAAGAGTTCAAACGACGTCAGGGGCAATAGACCATGACCGAACAGGAAGAATTTGAGTTCCGTGCTCGTATGGAGCAGGAAAACGCTGCGCAATCGGCGCCGGCCCAGGCCCAGCCCGTAATGGCCAGCCCTATGCCGCAGGAAAATCCCAGCGCACAGCCAGCCTCAGCGCCGGCAGTTGCCGCGCCTCCAGATCGATTGAAGGGGCGCGGCTGGCTTGAAAAAGGCACGCTAGGCGCCGGCAAGGCGGTTGCCGACCTGATGGATGGCATCGGCGTGGGCGGTGCTCTCTGGCCTCGTGGCTGGCAGCGTGCTCCTGGCGCTGATAGTGATTTGATGGCAGATCCTGCTGGCATCGTGGGTAATATCGGCGGTCAAGCCGGCCTAGCCTATCTGGGCGGCCGTGGCCTTCAAGCTGGCGGCGCTGCCTTGCAATCTCTCGGCGCGGCGCGAGCGGCTATTCCTGGCCTTCAAGCTGGCGGTAAGCTGCTTCAAACAGCCGGGAATGCCGTGATTAACCCTGCGTCCTACCGTCAAGCCGCTGGCGCTGGGGCGGCCTTCGGGGCGATTTCTCAGCCTGGATCGCTGATTGAAAGGACGCAGAACGCTTTAATGGGCGGCGTTGGCGGGGCTACTGGGCTGGCAGTCGGTCGCGGGGCTGGGAATATTGCGGGCGGGGTGAAATCGTTGCTAACCCCAGCTGCACCGATCGAGATGGAGGTTTCGGCTAAATTGGCTCAAAAGGGGATCGACTTCGGATCTCTGCCGCAGGCGGTAAAGGATCAGGTGGTAAACCTCGGCAAAAAAGCCATGGGTGACGTAGACAACCTTGATGCCACCCAGCTTGGGCGTATGGCCGACTTCAACGCGCTGGGCATCAAGCCGACCCGGGGCTGGCTGAACCGAGATCCGAAACAGTGGTGGATGGAGAACACCCTCAACACTGTTGATGATCAGATGCAGAAGCGCTTTGTGGATGCCAACCGCTCGCTGCTTTACGGAGTAAGGAAAGGCGCGGGTGATGCCACCGATTATGAGCGCGGCCAAGTGTTGCAGAAGTCCGTCAATGATTATGACGCCGGGCTCAAATCCAAGGCCGATAACCTGTATTCAGCGGCGCGTAATACTGCTGGCCGGGATATTCCTCTCGACCCGCATAAATTCGTCAATGATGCCTCTATAGAGCTCGACCAGCAGATGCTTGGGTCAAAACTGCCGGCTGACACACTTTCTTGGTTTCAGAAAGCGACGACGGGCAAGGAGCCGTTCGATATGGGTACAGCCATGCAGCGCCTGCAAGCGCTGAATGGCCGGATCTACAGCACGAATGACAGGGCGGAAGCCGTGGCGCTTGGGATCGTCAAAAAGCACCTGATTAACGCGATCGACGGCGGCGAGTCAGCGGCATTCAATCCGGCGCCAAGCATGAGTCGCCCAGGGTCTGCCCCTGGTGCTGGCAGTCAGTCGTTCACCTCGGAGCAGATTGGCGGCCAGCCACGACTTCCAGGGGCCGCGCAGATATCCAGTGAAGGGGGAATGGTGCCGTTCCAAGGCGGCGTTGGCCCATCTACTGGCGCCAATCAAGCTGGAGAACAAGCGCCCCCTGGCATTGCCGAGGCATTCCGCGCTGCGCGATCGGCCGCCGCTGACCGTTTTCGGTTTCAGGAGGCGAGCCCACTTGTCGAGAAAATCCTCAAGGGCAATTATGCGCCAGAGGATCTGCCGGATATCGTCGGGAAGATGAAGGTGGATCAGCTCAAAGGTCTGTCTCAGCTGGAGCAGCAGCGTGGCGTGCCGATCATGAGCTCGCTTCGCGGCGCCGCGCAGGCTTACGTCCGTGACGCTGCAACGTTGCAAGGCGAAACCGGTGGCTCTTTCTCCATCAATGGCCTGCGTAAGGCGCTTGATAATATCGGCCCGGAAAAGGGCAAGGCCCTGTTTGGCAATGATGGTTGGGCTGACTATCAGCGCATTCTGCGCGCTGGGGGTAGCATCATGAACCCGCCGATGAAACCAGCCGGCTCAACCACTGCATCGAATGCTTTGCGCTTCATTCAAGCCATGCCAAAAATCCCAGGGATCAATGGCCTGCTGAACTTGACGGTAACTGCCGCGAGCAAGGGCAAGCAAATGGCCGACGTGGGCTCAGCGCTCAACCCGCCACTGAGTATGGTCATCCCCAAGAAGCCCAAGCCAAGCATGCTGCCAATGATTATGGCTCCTGGGTTACTTGGGCTTTCGGAGCAATAGTGATCAGTCCTCGTCAGGCTTGATCAGGACTATTTTCCGGATATGACTTCCTTTGGGGAGGTATTTTTTTGCCAGATAGGTCAAGCCGTCTTCGGTCTTGACTAGCAGCCATACCCCGAAGAATACGCCGGAAAACTGCAGCGCCTTTAATACGTGCTCCTCCACCAACACCTCCGGGGCGTAACGCCCTCACTCAACTAAAGCCCGCCACTGAGCGGGCTTTTTTATTGGGATGAAAAATATGCCGGTTCCTGCCCTGATTACCGATCTGTCGATTGTGCCTGGGAGCAACAGCCCCGCAGGCTCCGAATCACCTTCGCTGATCGATGACTATCTTCGCACACAAGCGGCGTTTATCGCGCAGTTGCGCGACGGAGCGCTGATCAAATCCTCGCCCCTTGTCGGCGCCACGACCAACCTGTACATGACGGTTTCAGCTGCATCGGCAACTGCAACGGTGGCGGCAGATGAGATTGTAGTTGGCACCGCCTTGGGCGCCACGACCTACCGCCTGGCCAACTTCAGCAAGACGATCAACCTTGCCACGACTGGCATCAACGCGATGGATACCGGCACGGCGCCCGTGAGCGGCTGGGTGGCGATTTATGCCATCTATAACCCGACGACCAGCACCTCGGCACTCTTGGGTGTGAACTCGCCGAACACCTTCATGCCGACGATTTACGGCGGGGCCAACATGCCTGCCGGGTACACGGCATCGGCCCTGCTCACCGTGGTCCCGACCAATGCGAGTTCGCAGTTCAAAGTGTGCGCCGTTCGTGGTCGCAAGGTGTATATCCAGCTCAATGCGGCATTTATCGGGTCCCCGGTGAACGCGAACACAGCCATCACCACTATCGTTCCGGCGAACGCCATAGAAATCACCAATGGCGAGCTGATCATTCAAAGCACTCTTAGTTCGACGATGTCCCTAACGGTCATATCTCAGCTTGGGACATTGCTCGGCCAACAAAATATGTCGGCCACTCTTTCCGCTAACGTACCCCTGACAGGTAACTTTGGCGCAGTTCCACTAACGGTTCCACAAAATTTGGGAATTATCGGCAACAGCACGGCCGGCACGCCAACTTATTCAGTCTATGTGTCCGGGTATTCGATATGACTTATGTGAATCTCGAAGGCGATGTAGTGACGGCCATTTTGGCGGGCGCTCAAGATCCAGAAGTGTGGCCGAATGTCGTCGAACTGGAAGATGACGACGAGCGAGTTGTCGCGTTTTATGCCGCGCTCAAGCCTCCGATCGAGGCCGCATAATGGCGAATGCCGTTGAGCGCTGGTTTTTGCTGGGGGATTCGATTCAGTCTTCCGTGTTTTCTGAGAACGGCCAGTCGGTCGGCCCGGCCTGCGCCCTCACGGCGAGCCAGATACCGAATCTGGCCAACGTGACTATCCAGAACCTGTCGTCACCCGGCTTCAGGATGAGCCAGGGAGAGCTACCCGGATTTGGTGCGTGCGCGAATCGCGGCGGATTGATTGGCGGAGCTATTGGCTTGGTCCCGCCGGCGGGCATCATCATAATGTTGGGCACGAATGACTGGGGCAACTATTACGTCACCGGCAGCGCGTTCACAATTGACTATCCGAAAGTAATCAACTACTGCAAGTCGATGGGCATGAAGGTTGTGTGCGTGTCCCCAATCTGGCATTTCATGCAAGATACCGTTCTTCAGCATGCCGACGCCGGATATCCGCTCGCCAATTTCAGATCATGGATTCAATCAATGGCATCAGCGGCCGGCGTTGGATTTATTGACGGGCTCAGTTCGCCGGTATCGAACTGTCCCGAGTATTTCTGCGACGGTGTGCACATGAATGAAGCGGGACATGATGCTTTCGCGCCTTGGTTAGTGATGAAAATGCGATGTCTAGGTCACTGGATGTAGGGTTGGCGGGGTGCGATACTGCGGCAAACCCAAGTGATGGATCGCAATGAAAACCACGTTACTGCTCGCCGCGCTGTGCGGCCTGTCCTTTGAGTGCATGGCCCAAGGCGTTGTGCTGAATGGCGAATATGGCTGCAAGAGCCGTGATGACCAGCAAGCCCGCGCTGCCCTGATTGTCGATTTGGGGTCGTTCGCGCCAGAGGATATCGTCCGGCAGGAGCCCAACAAGGCAGCCATGAAGGCCCTCAACGAGTCGAAGTGTCAGCCGCTGACCGGGCAATTCACGCTGGTGCAAGAGGCTGACGGCCTGCGCCAAGTAGAGTCGGCCGCCGGAAAGTTCTGGCTGACCGAATAGCCTCATACCGTAAGCCATGAGCCCGCCAAGCGCGGGCTTTTTCATGTCTGGAGAAAAGCATGCCCATCACCGCGCAGCAACTGCTGCAGATCCTCCCGAAGGCTGGCAAGCAGGCTGGCGTCTTTGCGTCTGCGCTGAACCTGGCCATGGATCGGTTCCAGATCAACACCCGCCTGCGCATGGCGGCCTTCATCGCGCAGGTGGGTCATGAGTCGGGGCAGTTCCAGTATGTGAAGGAGCTTGGCGGCGACCAGTACCTGAGCAAGTACGACACCGGACCGCTGGCCAAGCGGTTAGGCAATACGCCAGAGGCTGACGGCGACGGGCAGAAGTACCGCGGGCGCGGCCTGATCCAGATCACTGGGCACGACAATTATCTCGCGTGCAGCAAGGCGCTGTTCGGCGATGACCGCTTGCTGCGCACGCCGGAGCTGATCGAGCAGGCCGAGTGGGCGTGCAAGTCGGCGGCGTGGTTCTGGAACTCGCGCAATCTGAATGCGCTGGCCGACTCCGGCGACTTCGTCAGCATCACTCGCCGCATCAACGGCGGCACCAACGGCATGGCTGAGCGCCAAGCCTTCTACAACACTGCGCTGAAGGTGCTGGCATGAGCATCTGGCTGCGAATCCTTCCTTATATAGCTGCGCTGGCGTTGGCGGCCGGCGCGCTATTCGGCGCCTACCACCACGGCGTGAGTGTCACAGACGCAACATGGAAGTCAGCATGGGACGCACGCGACACATTGGACGCCGAGGCGCGGGCTGCCAATGAGACTGCCGAACGTGCCAAAGAACAGGCTTACCAACAGTCAATCAACAAGGCGGTACAAGATGGCCAACGCACGATCGACCAAGCGACTGCTGATGCTGCCACTGCTCGCGCTTCTGCTGTCGGCCTGCGCGGGGCAGCCGATGCCATTGCCGCTCGACTCGCAGCCAGTGAAGCCAGCGGCAATTCCTGCACTGCCGCCGCAAGCAAGGCAGCTGCCCGCGCCGCAATGGTGTTGGCCGACGTGCTCAAGCGCGTTGACCAGCGAGCGGGCGATTTGGCTGAATACGCTGACCAAGCCCGCGCCCGGGGAATGACCTGCGAGCAGGCTTATGACGGAATTTCGAAATAGGGATTTGTGTCGGCAGAACGCCGGAGATGGATGTTGCTGAAAAGCTGCTGAAGGTGGCGCGAATCGACATCAATCCACAACAACCTTCAGCAACATTCCAAGTCCCAGATGCAGCGAAACCCGCACTGGGCGGGCTTCGTTGGTGTTTCAAATGGTGGAGCCGGGGGGATTTGAACCCCCGTCCGCCAGTACTCCGCTGTC